TGTTACTGCAGCATTTCCGCTAACGTCATATGCGTCTGCTTCATGCTTACCCCAGTAAACATACAGACCTCTTTCGAGGACAACTTGTGGGTAGTAGTTCTGTGCACCTTCGCTAGTCTTAGCGTTGTTGGACTTAGAGACATACAGGAATTTTTCCAGAACTGTGTTTGGAGAACCTGTAACACTACCAGTCTTGTCAAAGACTACAATGTGCATCTCATCGTTAGCACCGCTGCGATCAGCAACATAAGGTGAAGTACCAGGACGTGGAGCAACAGAGTTCCACTTCAAACCAGAGAAAACTGTTTGCTCATCGTACCACTCACCAACTGCATTGATGTTGAGGTCGGTAACACCGTTCTCGATAATATCGCCACCAGTTCCAGCAATCCAGGTATCACTTGTGATAACAGATGCTTTGTTATTTGCAGCGTCCCATGCATAGATGTATGCGGACTTTGCACCGTTTGGAGAACCAGATGCAGTTACCAGTTGTGTACCAACAGTAACGGTAGTAGGTGCACCATCGAGGGTAAGGATGAGATCAGCGCCTTTGTCGATTACTGCAACGTTAATACCATTTGCCTGTGCACCGACATCGCGTGCTGCCCAGTGGAATGGATTTGCTGTTGCCTCAAAATAGTTTGCTTCGTAATCTGATTCCGAACCAATGTTTAAGGTGTAAGGTGAAGTGACGTTATCGTCGGACGCTGAAAGTTGACCTGCGGTCTTTGCGCGAACAACATCCAGTACACCACCGTACTGAAGGAAGCTGGCAGCCGTCCACCAGTATGCAGCGTTTTTATCTGTGGGTTCACCAAAGATTTCGAGCAGTTCGGATTCCGAGGTTACTCTAACTGGTTCTAGCACGGGACCGCGTGCAAAGGGACCAGCGAATGCACCAACGTTAACCTCAACAGTCTCAATCGATCCGAGAGTTAAATCTCTTTCCTGGATCGCTACCCCTGGCGAGAGAAGCGTGCTAGCCATGCTTGTACTCCTGAAATAAAGAATTTCATTTTTGTCTAAAATTATTTATTAAAAGGTCGTTTTTCAGCGGTAGTCCCACATGAAAGATCTATCCCCATACTCATCCACATTCCACATGGCGTTCTTGTCATCCATATCTGCAGTCCAAATGTTTCCTGCCTCATCTTTGATCATCTCATCTTCTAGACCATCAGAGATAAAACCAAACGGTGCCATGTCCTGCTCGATCTGGTTCTTCTGTTCTTCATAGATTCTACGACGGATATCCTGATCCGTCATTTCTTTAAAGTATTCCTGCTGTACCAACCATGCAAAGATAACCAGACACATCACAAGGTCATCATTGTATCCTTCGTCTGCTTCAAATGATTGTTTGTTTTGAATGAAGGTAGTCAGTTCTGCTACAATGTTGTAGTCTCTAACTTGCAACTTATCGTCTTCAATCAAAGTTTTTAAGTTAGAACATCCTTGTGCTTTGACTGTCTTTGACATCTTGACACCCATCTGCGTCTTGCCGCCAGAGAATCCATGTCCAACAATCTGACCAGCGCGACCACGCATAGCACACATAAGAACATTCTCATACTCAAGGTCATAATGCAGCATTGATGCAACTGCCTCACCAATGTCATTGACCTCAGTCAATACGTATGCACTGTTATAATTGGTCGCTACATTGAAGATGACGTTAGGGAACAGCATAGGTCTGACATCATGGTCTCGATATTTGGCAACCAATTTCCACGGTGCCTGAGTAATATCAATGACTACAAATGCAGAATAATCCTGCGCGAGACCACGAGATACATCAACACAAATGATGTAGTCATGATCCTTCACAGGATTCTCATAGACATCTAGACCCGCATTACTATTGATGGGATCATCATATGTAAGCGTTCTCAATTTAGCTGCAGCAATTAGAGTGTCAACAGATCCTAGGAACTCGCACTCAAATTCTTGTGTAAACTGTCTTTCTGATGTGTTCGCGATGGTAGTCTTTTTCCATTCTTCATCGCGTCCTGGTACAAGTGACCAGTGTACCTCTGTCCATGCATATCCATTTCTACCTTTCTGAGCATCAACCCAGAGTTTGTAGAAATGGTTCATCCCGTTCGGCGTTGAGATGATGATGACTTTTGTTGATTTACCAGAAGTAATAGTAGGATAAACAGAGGCAAAGAATTGCTCTGCAATATGGTTTGGAATGAACGCAAACTCATCGAGGAAGATGATGTTAAACGACATGCCTCGGATAGCAGACGCAGATGTAGAAGCTGCCAATATCTTACTGCCATTCTCAAGTTCCATTGAACCTTTATTATATACCACAATTCCCTGCTGCATCCATAGCGGGAGTTGTTCGTATGCTAATTGTAATCTTCCTAGTAGGTCCCTGGCAGTAGAAAGTTTGTTTGCTAGGATACCGATGTTTACGTTGTCATTGAACAACGCATAGTGAAGTAGATATGATACGCAAGTAGTAGACTTACCAGTCTGACGTGGCAACTTAGCGATATTGAATCTGTGCTCGTGGAAACTATTAATCAGTTCCTTCTGGAAGTCCCACATCTTAAACGGCACAACACCCTCGTCAAGAGAAATAATCTTGACGTAGTTCATTGCAAAGTAGACAGGATCTTCCTTACACTTCAAATACTCTTGGATTTGTTCCTGAGTAAATTCAATCGCTGTCCCAACCTTCTTGAGGTTAGGATTACCTAAGTAATGTTCAGACATAATTTTGCTACTAAAAAAGGGAGGTCACTCCTCCCTAGCCTTATTTAGTTTGTACCAGTCTTCGGCAGTTTCGTAACTATCAAAATAGTGCATACGACCGTGGAATGCGATAGAAAACTTATGAAGTAAACTATCGAAACCAATGATGCCAGTGTCTTCTTCGTCTTGATATAGACGATCTTCGGGAACAGTTGTCATGATTGGATCTCCTTTTGGCGACTGTACAAGTATTGTAGCACTTCTTCGCGCCATTCGAGAAGCTCGTAGAAGCACTCCTGATTGTGAGCACAATTGCGAAGTGCAGGATCAGGTTTTAATACACTCTCGATAAAGAGCGTGTGCGCTCGTTCAACCCTTTCCTGCTTGTCCATTTAAGCGTTCCTGTTTTTGGATTTCATGTTTGATCATACCACGAAGAACTCTCGCTCTTCCATATTCTCTAAATTCATTTAAGATTCTGAGCTCTTGCTCTAAATCTTCAATCGATACGCCACGCGCTTCACTCATTCTTCTTTTCGTCGAACGCTATTCTAATTATATATGCAATGGTGACGAACGCCATGATCTCCACCAATATGCACATTATTACAATACTCCAAGTCACATCGTTGACATCTTCGAGTGGTCGGAGAAGTAAGTTCATAATCTATCTTCTAGTTCTTTGAAGATTGATTTTCTCTCATCAATCTTACCATCTATATATCCTGCTCTATACTCCCACGTCTGTCCACCATCAGTTCCTTTCATAGGATTGATGCACTGATGGTTACCTAACTTGTTACATACCAAACTCGCTAGATCTAGTTCACTGCCTTGATTGCCAGTTCCACCCCAAATATGCTTCCCGTTAATCCAGGTAGCACCGCACTTCTCGCATTCTTTCCTCTCTAGTTTGAGATCGGAAAGCTGTCGGTCAGGATCGGTCATTGTTGCGCTCCGTAAATTGTTTGTTGTACTCAGGTAAATCCTTAATGAGTTGCTGTTCTAATTTGCGTCTCATTAGGTACAGTCTAAACTGAATCCACTGATAACGCAAGGTAATGTCTATGTAGGCGAACAACCTCATGGTGGCATCATAACCTGCATAGGCAAATAATGCAGCCACTAAGAATACCAAAAAGTAGAAACCGATCATAAATTAGCAGTTCCAAGCACGAAGAGACTTATTAATTCTAGAGTCTGGATCGCGTGCTGTCTTTTTAGATGTTAATTTCTTTTTCATGCCCTTCATTCGCGCACAAAAGCTCTTTCGACGAGGGTTCCCAACTTTCTTTGAAGGTCTCTTAAGATCGCTTCCTGGATTCTGACGCTCATAGGACTTGCGTCCCTTTTCGTTAAGTCCACCTTCTGGATTCTTTCCAGACTTTTTCTGCCAGTCTTCATTCTTTACTGCATCCGCAATTTTATGTGCCTTCTTAATTGTACTCTTTTTCAAAGGCGGTTTGTCACCAGTTGACTTCATTGCTTGAGCCATGCCAATGGCATATGCATTCTTCTCTTCTTCCATATCATCCATCCCATTGTTGGGACCGAGAAGAGTTCCTGTTCCATTGCACTCAGGACACTTCTCACCATCAGCATGATATCCAGTAGCGTCACAGTGACCACACTGATGACCAACTACATCATATGCGATGCCGCAGTGTTCGCGGAACTGTCTAAATGTTTTCATAGTTCCCTCAGTTGCCAAGAATGTGGGTGCTGTAGTCTTATCAGATTCGTGATATGAAACCACCCTACATCCAGGATAGATCTTTTCTGCAATACGTTGTGCTCCAGTTCTTTGGAGTTTCTGTAACTTTGGAGTAAAAGCAGACAGGGTGAATTCTCTACCACGCCAAACGAGGTTGATGGTATAGTATCTACCATACATTGTAGGAATTCTTTCTGCCATTATCCAGTTACCGCGTTATTGTCTTTGTCGTGACGTTGATATGCTGCAGGAGTTCTAGCAGTATTATCATCGTTCCTTGCCTGATACGTACCAGGAGTTCTGGCAGAGTTATCATCATTACGAGCTTGATAGTCAGCGTTGAAGTTTTCATACGTGACTGTAGTCCAACCCTCATTACCTGAGAATTGGTTTACTATAGTCTTCCCAGGTTGCTGGGCGACTGGAGTATTATTTTCGTCGTGACGAATGTATGCCATTGGATATACGGTGCTCCAAGATTATTTATCTGCTTTCTTTTTAGCATCCTTTAGCATCTTCTGAAGATCTGCTGTACTGCCGACAAACAAAGCATTGGTAACATTGGTTGGACCTTTTTGCTTGTCTTCTCTGACAGACTTAGTATCTTTCTGAAGTGCCATCAACTTGTCTGCTACATCTCCGACGTGCTTGATAAGTTGTCCAGCAACTTCATATGCTCTAGGGTGATCAGAAGACATTGCCAAGTCAAGAGCGCCGTTGATAGCTTCTTGTCCTTTATCCACCAGTTGATATAAGTTTGCCCTGGCGTATTCATAGTCTTTACCTACATCATCTTTCTCCTCCTTTTTGATGGGAGGTTTCTTTGCCTTAGGTTCTTCTACCTCGGCAGGAACTATTTCAGAGACTGTCTCGAATGCCTCATCTAAACCTTCAAACTTATCCATAGAACGAAGTCATCTCATTGAAACCAAAGTCATCGCCAGAATCTAACAGTGCATCATCTGCTGCATTGATTAGATCAACTGGTGTACCTGCAACTGCTTCTGCTGCAGTTGTATTTCTTTGTGCTCTGCGAACACCAAGTTTATTTGTAGCAGGTTTAGACTTGACATACATAACCTCGTTTCCGATTTCGATGTATGACTTGAGTGGGATGTCGGTAGAATCTACAACTTCCACGACGAGAGTTCTCTTCGTAATCGCACCTGCAAGTTCTGTGGTGCCATCCTTGTTCTTGTCTTCCAGTGCTGCTGGTGTGACCTGATAGGAAACTCTGCGTGGTGCTGTAAGATCGACTTCCGTATGATAATCGACCTTTGCCTTTT